TAGTTATATTACTAGATTATATTATACCAGTATATTACTAGCTTCTCTCCATAGCCTATACGCAGGTAAGGAAAAGTAAAGGGTGGAGCATATCAGGCTGGTAGAGAAGTGCAATACTTGTTATAGGTATTTGATTGAACCGGGAGGATAGCGGGGAGTATGCGGGGGGAAAGTGGGATTGCCACGGGCGATTGCCCACCCGACCCCCCATAGAGATTTAACTATCTCTTCCCCCTATTTGAGAAAAATAAAATGGACTTTGATTTAACATCACCAGGCGTTATTAATGAAGCAAAGAGAGAAATTTTATTTAGAGCATTAAGGAATAATCCTTGGTTGTTCTTTGAAAAGTTTGTTTATACTCTTGACCCGCATTATGCTAAACAACCTGTAAGAAGGTATCCAGTAGATAAACCGTATCTCAAAGAAATTGTGAAGTTGTGCGAGGAGAACAATCTCCTGCTGATTGAGAAAAGCAGGCAAATGCTTGTTACCTGGACTATTGTAGGTTTCTTTCTCTGGGACGCCATTTTTCACAATGGCAGGTATATTTTCTTTCAAAGCAGGAAGGAGGACGACGCTGGTTTATCCACACCTTTGTCTCTGGTAAGCAGAGCTAAATTTATCTTTGACCATTTACCAAAAGAACTCCAGTGTTCTTTAAGGATTGGTAAACAGCCTCCTATAATGCAGATTGGGGATTCTACTATACAGGGAATTTCTCAGGACTCTGATGCTCTTAGAAGCTTTACCGCTTCTGGAGTATTTGCTGATGAGATGGCATTTCAGGAGAGGTCAAGGGAGGCATTCGCCGCTACCAGACCAACAATTGAGGGTGGTGGTAGGTTTATTGGCGTTTCTTCTGCTCACGGAAAGAATTTTTGGTATCAACTTACTCACGATTTGGAAGAATAACTATGGAAGGATTAGGTGTTCGGAAATTGAATAATGGATTTACAGTTACTACACTTCATTACACCGCCGACCCTACCAAAAGGACTGAGATATGGAGAAAGGAGGCAAAATATGGGCTTCCTGAAGACCTTTTTGACCGTGAGTATGAGATTAACTACTCGTCTTCTGCAGGTAAGCCTTATTATCCTTCATTTAAGCAAAGTATTCATTGTAGAGACCTTCAATACATTAAAGGAAAGGAGGTTTTAAGGGGCTGGGATTTTGGTTATCATCATCCTGCAGTAAGTTTTTCTCAGATTGATAATAAAGATCGCTGGATTATCCTTTTTGAAATAATGGGAAAAGACATAACTATAGATAACTTTGCAAGCAGGATTGTTACTGAAAGCAATACAAGATTTCCTAATGTTATATTTAAGGACTATTGCGACCCCGCAGGAAGCCAGAAGAGTGATAAGGGTGAAAGAAGTTCTATTGAAATAATAAATCGGTTAGGGATTTATCCGAAATATCGGGCAAGACCGATAATGGATGGGGTTACAATTATCAGAAAGAAATTACAGATACGGGATGATGGCTCTCCAGAAATTTTAATTGATAAAAATAAATGTCCGATTATTGTTGAAGCCTTTTCTGGAGGATTACGTTATCCCGAAAATGACCCTGAAGACGAATTACCCGAGAAGGATGGTTATTTTGAACATTTAATGGATACTTTGCGGTATGTTGCGACCAATGTTTTCTCCATTTCTGGTAATTATTACAATTTCTACAACCTGCAACCTGCGAGGTATCCTTATAGCTGGGAGACAAGTCTATGATTACAGATGAAGTAATTGTTGATTATGTAAATACCTGTAAGAAAGAGGCGGAAAGTGCAAGAAAAGGAATTCAGCAGGGGTGGGACGAACTCTGGCAACTTTATCAGAATAGACAGGATTTTAGCAAGAAGGCGGATTGGCAATCAAAATGTTCTATTCCCAAACTTGCGACCGCAATTGAAAAGGCTTCGGCAATCGTAAAGAAGGGTTTAGTAGGTTCTCCTTCATACTTTACGGTTGAGAGCCTGCTTTATCCCGAGAAGATTCTTCTTACAAAGGATTTAATTGACTTATATTTGAAGAAGGCAAACTTTATTCCTAAATTTGTTGAGGCAACGACTATCGGTCTTATTTTGGGGATTGCTTCTCAGAAATTCTGGTGGGAAGAGGCACTAAAGATTAAAAATGTTGACCCTTATAACCTTTTCCTTGACCCGGAGGCTAAATCTTTTGATTTCAGCGATAGTCGTTATGTGATTGAAAGAGTTGAGGAGGATTTGGGAGTCTTAAAGAACCGCATAAAAGACCCAGAATTGAAGAAATATTGGAATGTAGAGACCATTGATAAAATAGATCAAGATTATCGGAGAATGGATTTAGAGGCAAAGGAAAGATTAAGAAGGGGGATGAGTTCTCCTTCGGGTAACAAATACCATAAGAAGGTTGAACTTCTGGAATTCTGGGGAAATTTGGTGGATGAGGATGGTAATATAGTTGAGGAAAAACAATTGGTGGTAATTGCTAATGGTAAATATGTTGCCCGACACCAGGATAATCCCTTCTGGCACAAAAACCCTCCTTATGTGCTTAATCTTCCCAAGCCTTACCCTTTCAGGCTTATAGGAAAGAGTATAATAGGGAATTCAGCAAGGATGCAGTATACCTTGAACAATATCATCAATTTACAGGTTGATAATCTTAATTATGCAATCAATAAGCTCTTTAGAGCGGACCTACCAACAATAGGTAATATAGAAACTTTAATGAATATCTATCCAGGGAAGGTTATCAATGCTCCTTCTGGGGCCTTTGAAGCATTAAGAGTTGGCGATATTCCAATGGGTTCTTTTGCAGAATTAAATTTCTTTGATAGGGAAATTCAGAATAGCACAGCGGTTACGGAATTCTTAATGGGATTACCCACAGCAAAAGGAAGACCAACAAAGGGTGAGGTTGTAGCTAAAACCGCAGAGGGGCATTCTCATTTTGATAGTATGGCTTATGATATAGAAAAGCAGACAATGGGTAAGATTATTGAGATGGTTCACGCTCTTATCATTCAGTTTGCTTTTATTGAGCCGGTTGACCCTGCACTTGCTAAATTGTGTGAGAAGCACGGCAATATGATAACAGCTCTTTCGGAGAAGGAGAGAAGGGATTTGGCAACAGGAGATTTTACCTTTAAGGGTTCTGGTATCTCTTTGATGTTAGCCCAGGATGAAAAATTGCAGAAGTTATTTATGTTATTGAGATTTACAGAAGACCCGAAGATTGCTCAAAAATATGACCGATTAAAGATTATAGATAAGATTATAGAGCTTTTAGGTGTAGGGAATGTAGAAGATTTTAAGGTAACTGCTCCTCCTATGCCAGAAATGCCTCCAGCAGGATTACCAGGAGCAATGATGGGAATGGGAGGATTACCAGAAATGGGGAGGTGAAAATGAGTAACGAGAAGAAAGAATATGGTTTGGAGAGAAAGTTTATGAGCATTCCCGAAAAGGAATTAAAGATTGTTAAAACTGCTCCAGATATTAAGACCAGACCATTAAAGGCAGAGATAAGGAAAGCCCCAGAGAGGTTTAATAGAGGAGCTGTTAGACCCTGGAAACCTAAAGGAAGAAAGAGATGACAATGACCTGGGCAAAGGAAGGAGTTAAATTATCCGTTCCTAAATTTGCGAGAGGAGGGAAAAAAATGCCAAGAGTAAGGGGTTTTATTCGTAAAGGCGGAGTAAGAGTTAAAGGTTTTACAAAGGCAGCGCCTAAACTTTCTACTGCTGAAAGAGCAAGAAGGGCAGGAGTAGCAAAAAGAGTATTATTGCCTGCTGGAATAAAAGCGGTTGGTCAAAGAGGATTTGAAGGAACCGTAAAGAAATTAAGGGGTAAACGAGGAATTGAGAGCCCTGAAAAATTAGCGGGTTGGTTGAAATCTAAGGCTTTTAAGCGAGGTCAACTTTCTCCTGCTCACAAATATCGTGGAAGGAAAGGTTTTCGTAAGTTTCCAAAAGCTTTAGCAAGAATGACCAAAGCTGACTACAGAGCCTATTTACGAGAGAGAAGGCAAAGAAGAGCAAAAAGGATAGGTGTATAATGCCTTACACTTTATTAAAACGAGGAAGTAAATTTTGCACCCGCAATAAGCGAACAGGACAGGTTGTTTGCTATTC